ACAGAACTGGATTGGATATAGGCATGGCGAATCGGCAGAAAGAAAAGGGTTCTCGCTTTGAGCGGGAGATTGTTGAACTGGCCAGACTGCGCGACTTGGAGGCGTACAGGGTGCCGCTGTCGGGGTCTGCTGAGGGCTTCAAGAATGATGTTATAATTAAAAAGGGGCGGGAGACGTGGGAGGTGGAGGCAAAGAAGCGGGCTGACGGGTTTAAGTTTTTATATCAGCACATTGACGGGGCTGATGTTCTGGTCGTTGGGGCGGACCGTAAAAAGCCCTTGGCCGTGGTTGACCTCGGCGATTTCTTGGACCTGCTAGGGGGTAAAATCTGATGTTTAAAGGTATGATAGCTGTCTGCATTATTTCGCAGTTTAACGTGGACGACAAGGCGACTTGTTACCTGATGTTTAATGAGGGGCTGTTTGAGACAAGACTGGCCTGCATGATGGCCACAGAGCCAAAGCGATTAAAGGCGCATCAGGATTTTACGCGGTTAAACGATGGGCAGGCGGCTGTTATTTCTCAGGTGGGCTGTAAGGAGGAAGACGAGGTATGAACCGTCCGCTGTATGAAAGTGAGCAGGACCTCCAGCGTGAAAAGCGGGTTATTGAGCGTATAACGCCTCAGGGAGTGCAGGCTTACAAGTTGCCAGTACATAACCACCTAGACTTTGCTATGGTGCGTGACGGGACAATTACGGGGCTTGTGGAGGTGAGGTGCCGTAACAATGAAATGCATAAATACGGGACATTTTTCTGTAATTTGAGCAAGGTGATTAGTGCACGGGAGATGGCACGGTATTGTAAATGTCCGGCTTACCTGTTTGTGCAGTGGACTGACCGGCTGGGTTACATAGATTTTGAGGAGGATTTTGAGGTGAAATACGGAGGGCGGAATCAAATGAGGGATTGGCAGGATAAAGGATTGCTGGCGCATTTTGATATTGACTTGTTTACGGAATGGAGGAAGTAGGATGAGGATGAAAAAAATTACAGACCCACGGGACTTTGAGGAATATTTGGACGATTACCTTATGGAATGTGCCCACAAGAAGAAAAACCCCTCAAAATTTGACAGGTTTTTGGTGGAGAAGGCCAGCGCATGGATAGGGTGGCTCAACGACGATCATATTTTTAACAGGTGCTATATTCGGGAGCTTGAGAAGCAGGTTAAGGAACTGGGGGGGATTACACGATGAGCATAAAGGCACTGGCATGGGCTTGGGACTATAAGACAAAGGACCCGCTGGAGAAGCTGGTCCTGTTGTGTGTGGCTGACCATATGAACGACAGCATGGGTCAGGCTTGGCCCAGTGTGCAACGCATATGCGAGTTGTGTGGTTGCTCACGGGCAACGGTAAAGCGCAAGCTGAAGCAGTTGGAAGATGCGGGGGTGATCCACAGGCAAAAGCGGTTTAACAAGACCGATATTGTGGTGATGACTTTTGTTGAAAAAGGTACTGACGAGGGTAGGGCTCACTGTGAGACGGCTCACTCTGAGCCCTCAAACAGTGCTCCTGAGGGCTCACACAGAGCCACTAACCCTTATAATACTTTAACCCTTATAACTACTAGTGAGAAACGCTACCGTCAGAACAGAAAGCGGGAGAGAGTTTTATCTGATAAGCAGAAGGCGTTTGCACATACATTGGCTGACAGATTGTGGCAGAAGTATAAGGCGGAGGGGTTCAGGTTCCAGCCGATACTGGATGATGTTGAGGTGTTTCTGCTGACTGATCAGAGCGATGATGCTTGGCTAGAGTTGGGTAATGGATTGCCTAAGCCGATATGAAAAAGGGAGGCCGAAGCCTCCCTGTTGGGTTACACGTAAGCTATCTTTACAGCCTGACTATCAAAGTCTGGGTCATCCCAGCGAGGCGGCATAAACTCACGCCGTAATGCCTGTAAGCATTTAGGGATGGCTGTCTCAACTTTTGTTTTGTAAGTGACAGTCATTTGAAACAGAGGGTTCTCATCATACATGTCATTTTGCTCTGTGAGAACGTAGTCTTTGTACCCTTCAGACTTACGCATGAAGTGGAACACTTTTTTTGTGTCATCCATAAACACAACTTCAAATGATGCGTCATGTCCTCCGGTCCAATATGTAATTATTTCTATGGCGTAAACTTTCCCGCCTATGCTTTTAATTTTCATGACTTCCTCCTTAGTCGCATGAAAGCGAATGAGAGACATGGACTTTCCACAGGCCGTCCATGTCAGACCAGCGCACTCCTGATGACATGGTGCCGTACCCCATTGAGGGGTACTGGTCGAAGATACGCTTAACCTGAAGCTGCACAGCGTCATGGTTCTCGCAGGATATGTCGTAGCTTCTAACGCCGCGATCTGTTGATTGTAAGATTTTCATTTGTTCCTCCTTTGTTGAACAGTGACGGGGCAATCGGTACAGGCTATCCACTAATGCCTAAGGTCTGCGCCTTTACAACAGTCCTGAAGCGTGACCTAAAGCCGCCGTCTATTATAGCCTTAAACTAAGCATTAGAGTTAGTCAACAGCTAACTTGCAATGCTTAACTTGTTCAGGTTATAAGGGATTAGGAGGTGCCTATGGCTAAAAGAAAAGGTAACTACAGGACAGTCTGGAACCCAGAGGTACTGGAAGAGTATCTAAAGCGGATTGCGATTGATGGCATGAGCGCAAGAGCTGTGGGCAAGATGAAGGATATGCCCAGCTATGAGAGTTTTCATTACCTGAAGAGCAGGGACGCTGAGGTTGACCGGCGTTACCATGAGGCAATGGAATCACGAGCCACTGCTATTGATGATGAAATTGATGACGTGATCAAAGCTGTAGCTACCGGCGAGATGGATTACAACGCCGGCAGGCTCGCAGTGGACACAATGAAGTGGCGAATGACAAAGCTGTATCCGAGGTTTTACGGAGACAATCAACGGGTCGAAGTGGAGCACAAAGCGAGTTTTGTTGATGAATTAAAGAGGGTTGCGGCTAGGGTAGAGCAGGCAAAGCTGGAGGGGGATGTGGTTATAGAGCATGATGATGAGGGGCAAAACGCTCACACCGCTACGCCCGCGCCCGCGAGGACTGCGAATCGTTCGCAACTAGGGGCAGATTAGTGTCCAGATTGCGACACTTTTACAGGCCGGACATTACGACATAGCTAAGTCATTGATATTGCAGGGTATACCAATTACATAATGGACATTATGCGACAAACTGGCCAGACCCCCCGTCAAATCACACGCGGGGCCGGTGAAAAAAAGAACATAACCACACACCCCCCAGAAAGATTCTCATGACAGACAACCTCACCACCGACCTGCTCGTAAAAATCCACGCTGACCCTGTTTTCTTTGTTGAGAACATTCTGCAAGCCGAGCCGCAGCAGTGGCAAGCCTCAGCCCTCCGCGCTGTAGCAAGTCATGACCGCGTGAGCATTAAGTCCGGCCACGGGGTCGGTAAAACGGCGTTCCAGTCGTGGCTGGTCCTGTGGTGGCTGTTTAGTCATTACCCGTGCAAGGTTGCCATTACAGCCAATACGGCGCACCAGTTGTCAGATGTGCTGTGGTCAGAGATTGACAAATGGGCGAGGAAGCTGCCTGACGGCTTCAAAAGCCTGCTGGAGTTCAAGAGTGACAAGATAAGCCTGCGAGGGGCTAGTGACAGCTTTGCAGTGGCCAGAACGAGCCGTAAGGAGAACCCAGAGGCGTTGCAGGGCTTTCACAGCGAGAATATGCTTTTCCTTGTTGAGGAGGCTTCTGGGGTGCCTGACGTGGTGTTTCAGGTAGCTGAGGGTGCCCTGTCCACCCCCAATGCTAAAACGGTGATGTGTGGAAACCCCACGCGGTCTGATGGATTTTTCTACGAATCGTTCCATTCTATGCGGCATATGTGGCACAACATTACGGTATCTTGCCATGACGGGGAATATGTCTCTGAGGAGTTCCTGAGGGGCATGGCCGAGAAGTATGGCGAGGACAGCAATGTTTACAGGGTGAGGGTACTGGGAGAGTTCCCCACGCAGTCTGATGACGTACTGGTGCCGCTGTACATTGTGGAAGAGGCCACGCGGAGGGAAGTTACCCCCTCGCCGACAACGCCCGTTATTTGGGGGCTGGACGTGGCCCGATTCGGCGGGGACAGGTCTGCCTTGGCCAAGCGGCAGGGGCAGGTGATGATTGAGCCGATCAAGACTTGGCAGAACAAGGATTTGATGGAACTGGCCGGTATTGTGTTGACGGAATATGAGGCGTGTCCGTATATGACCCGCCCGCAGGCGATTTACATTGACGCGATTGGACTGGGTGCAGGGTTGGCTGACCGCCTTGTGGAACTGGACCTGCCCGCTGTGGCTGTGTCGGTATCGGAGACGGCTAGTTTGAAGCAGAGGTTCGGCAGGCTGAGGGACGAGTTGTTCTGGAACGCGAGGGAGTGGTTTGAGGGCAGGGACGTGCATATACCAGACGATGACACGCTCATTCAGGAGATCACCGGCATACGCTACAAGTATTTAAGCACGGGCAAGTTGAAGGTCGAATCAAAGGACGAGATGAAGCGGAGGGGGCAGCGGAGTCCTGACGTGGCTGACGCCTTTGTGTTGAC